AACAGACCGGCGGGGCCACGGCTTACTGGGTGGGTGAAGGGAAGGCCCCGACCGACAGCGACCTGGCCATCGGCCTGACCAAGATGACCCCCAAGAAACTCATGGGGCTGACCTACATCAACAACGAGCTCATCCGGCGGGCCAATCCGGACGCCGAACAACTGGTGCGCCAGGACCTGGCCCTGTGTTTGGGCCTGGCCGTGGACCTCGCGGTGCTGCGGGGGTCCGGTTCGGAAAACCAGCCCCTGGGGATCGCTAACACCCCGGGCATCAATACCGTCACCCTGGGCGCCGGGTCCGGGGCGGTGCCGGACTTCGTCCACCCCTGGCCCGACATGCGGTACGAACTGGGGGTGGACAACGCTCTCCGGGGCAAGCTGGGGTACGTGTTTCACATGGCGATCCACAATGCCCTGATGAAGCTGCGCAACCCCTACTACTCCGGCGATCCCGGCGGGGAATACCCCATCCTCCCCTTGACCGATGCGCAGCTGCAGTCGATCCTGGGTTACCCCTTCGCAGAGACGAGCCAGCTTCCCGTCAACCTGGCGGCTGGCGGGTCCAACAACTGTACCGAGATCTACTTCGGCAACTGGCTGGAGGTGCTGATCGGCGAATGGATGGGCTTTGAAATCATGGGCTCCAATGTGGCCGGGACGGCGTTCGCCACGGATCAAACCTGGGTCCGGATCATCACGGAAGTTGACAGCGTCCTGCGCCATCCCGAGAGCATGTGCCTGTGCAACACGGCCAGGACCGCCGCCTCGTAACCCTCCCACCCTGAGAGAGGGGGCCAGGGTCTGAGGGTTCTGGCCCCCGTTTCCATAAAAGAGGAGAAGACCATGCCGAAAGGAACTGCTAACCAGGAAGCGAAAACCTTTGATCTTGTCGTACCCGTCGCCCAGACACCCGGGACCGTAACCGGGACCGGGATTGACTGCCGTGGATATGAGGAGGCGATGATCAATTTGCACGCCGGGATCATCCCCGGCGACGGGACCCTGGACGTGCACCTGGAGGAATCCAGCGTTCTGGGTTCGGGGTACGCGGACATCACCGGGGCGGTGTTTGCCCAGGTGACGGCGGCTTCCGACGTGCTGCCCTACGTGGGGCGCCTGAACCTGAAGGAGCGGAAGCGGTATATCCGGGCCGTCGCTGTGGTGGCCAACCAGACCATCCCGTTCGCGGTGAACGCGGTTTTGTCCGCGGCCCGGGAACTGCCGGTATCCCAGATCAATGACGTCGCGTTCAGCGTTTAACCAGGAGGGGTGATGCAAGAGGCGGAGACGGTTTATCGGGTGCGGCCGGGATATACGATTCACCTGCCTTTCAAGCGGATGCTCCGGGGCGGGGAGCTTTTGGAGAACCCCTCCCCTGAGCTGATCAAGAATAATGCCTGGAAGCTGGAGCAGGTGAGCCGGGGTCAGGAGTCTATCCCTCCCCTCGTCCCCGCCCCGCCCCGCCGCCACCCTGACATCCTCCTAGACGGGGCCTGGGCCGGCCGGCGGTGTTTCATTATCGGTGGGGGCCCCAGCCTCAAGAACCTGGATCTATCCCACCTCACCGGAGAGTTGACTATCGGGGTCAATCGGGCCTTCGAGCTGATTGACCCCACCATCATATTTTCGATGGACTCCCGCTTTTACCTGTGGGTTAGGGACGGCGAGTTTGGGCCGGAAGTCACCGGGAAATACCTCCGGTCCCCGGCCTGGAAGGTGTGGCTGGACACTCACGGCTATAGATTCAGCGAGGACGTGGTCTTAATCAAGGGTCTTGCCGAGGTGGGGTCAGGGCGCCAAGAAACCATCACCGGAGGGTTCACCACCCCCAGCAACAGCGGCCTGGCCGCCCTTAAACTGGCCGTAGCGCTGGGGGCCAACCCCATTTACCTGCTGGGGTTCGACTTACATGCGAACGGCAAGCGTCAGCAGTGGTGGCATGACGGCTACAAATACGTAATGAAGGATGAGGTTTACGGGGGCTACCTGGCGGATTTTGGGACCTATGTCCCGGGGCTGGCGGAAAAGGGGGTGCGGGTGATCAACGTCAACCCTGACTCGGCCCTGAGCGGTTTCGAGTTCGGGGAAATGCCTGCTCCGGCCCCGGGCCCCCTCTTCGTCTCCTTTTACACCCCTGGCCTCTATGCCGGGAAAGCGGCCCGTCTACGCCTCTCCCTTCACCGCCTGGGCCTGGAGTACCGGATTGACGAGGTGGAGGATCTTGGGTCCTGGGATGCCAACACGAAGCACAAAGCCGAGTTTATCCTGGAGATGCTGGAGGCCCACCCGGGACGCAACATCGTCTGGGTGGACGCCGACGCGGTGGTGAGGGCTTACCCAGCCCTATTTTTCGAGATGCAGGGTGATGTCGGAGTCCATTACCGGAACGGGAAGGAGTTGCTCTCGGGCACCATGTTCTTTCGGAATGTCCCCCGGGTTCAAGCCCTGGTGAAATCCTGGATCAAAGAAAACGCCAAAACTCCCCAGGAATGGGAGCAGCGCACCCTGCAACGGGTATTGACCAAGCCGTGGCGCTTTGGCCGCCCGCGGGTAAAAGTGGATATCCTCCCCGCCACCTACTGCCAGATCTATGACCTCATGGCCGACGCCGGGGAACCGGTGATTGAGCATTTCCAGGCCAGCCGGGAGGCGAAAGGGAAGCCATGACATACGCTGGCAACGACATCAAAGGCTGGATGTCTCCGAAAGAATTGCAGTGGCTCTACGAGCAGGCCCAGAAAATGGCCCGCATCGTGGAGATTGGCTGCTGGCATGGCCGGAGCACGCAGGCGCTGCTCTCCGGTTGTCCAGGAACGGTCTACGCCGTGGATCACTGGCAGGGCAGCCCCGGGGCCAATGGCGAGATTTTGTTTGCTTGCCGGGACGTGAAGACCATGGACGTCTTCGCTGCCTTCATGAAAAACGTGGGCGGGTTTGCGAACCTCCAGCCCATTAAAATGGCGAGCCTGGAAGCCGTCGGGTCTTTTGCCGACAAATCCGTGGACATGGTGTTCATCGACGGTAGCCACCTCTACGAGGCGGTGAAAGCCGACATCCTGGCCTGGCTGCCCAAGACCCGGAAGCTCATCTCCGGCCACGATTACGGCCATAAGGTTTGGGGGCCCGGAGTGGCGCAAGCCCTCCACGAAGTTTTCGGTACTGACTATGAAATCGGCCCTGGGGGTATCTGGTTCAAAAGGTTGGAGGAGGCCCATGGATAACATCACTATCATCATTGCCACTCGCAACCGGGCCGGCAAATTGAGGCGCTGTCTGGCCTCCATTCCCCTGGAGCCTTGGATCAGGGTGATTGTGGGCTGCGATGGCGATCCTGGCATGGCGGTAGCTCTACTGGTCTCTAAGTCACCTTACCGGCCGGTTGACCTGGTGGTTGCAAGTCGGGATCACATCGGCTCCATTGCCATGAGAAACCTCATGGCGCCCATGGCAGGGGACGGGCTGTTGCAACTTTGCGATGACATGGACTTCCAGCCTGGGGCCATAGAAAAGGCCCTGGACAGTTTCAACCGGCATTTCCCGGATGATGACGGGGTCCTGGGTATCCACCAGGAGGGGGTTGACTCATATCACCCCACGGGGATTTTCCTCATGGGGCAACGGTTTCTCCAGAGGTATCCGGGAAAGCAAATCATGTTCCCTGGCTATCGGCACTATGGCGCCCAGGAGATTCACCGGTTGGCCGACAGTTTGGGCCGGTTCGCCTTTGAACCAGAAGCTGCGGTGTATCACCATCACCCCGGGACCCATAAGTCAGAGGTAGACCAGACTCACCGGGAGAGCCAGATGTGCAAGGAACAGGATCAGGCCCTGAGCCTGGAGCGGCAACGGGAAGGCAAAATCTGGGGGCAGCCGGAAACCCCGAAGACCAAGGGAGTCAAAAAGCCACCCCTTGACCGAGCCATTAAACCGGAAGAGACGGAGACCAGGTAAATGGACCTGACCACCCTGGCCAAGGTGAAAGCGCTGTTGGAGTTGACGGAGACGGACTGGGACGGTCTCATCAACGAATTAATCGGGGCCGTGTCGGAGCGCTGCGCCTCCTACTGCAACCGGGATTTTGAAAACAAGTCCCGGGTGGAGTACCACGATGGCGGCGGGCGGTATCTCTATCTCATGGGTCTACCGGTGGTAGGAAGCATCACCTCCATTTATGGCTCGGACACCTGGGAGTGGGCGTCTGGCGACCTCATCGACGCGGATTACTATTTTCTTCAGCCATCCGGCATGGTGGGCTATCGCTTCGGGGCCTGGCCTTACGGCCTTAAAGCCCTGAAGGTGACTTACATCGGGGGCTATTTCGCCTTTTCTACTGGGGGCACCCTCCCGGCGGGCTACAACCCGCCTCCCGACGGTCTGGAGATGGCGGCCAGGAATCAGGTGGCCTACGACTTCAATCGGCGCAAGGACGTTGGCCTGGAGTCGGTGAGTTTCCCGGACGGCTCCATCCAGAAGGTGAACTCCGGGGAGTTTCTCCCCTCGGTCAAGGCCGTATTGAATCGGTATCGGATAAGACCTCATGGCTAAGAACCCGGTCATAACCCTGGACCAGATCATCAAACTCCTGTCGCCCAAGGTGGTGCAGGTGGTTAAAGAGCACTCTGTCCGGCTTTGGCAG